CGAAATCGGGGTTTCTGAATTTCCCTAGAACACCATCGAAAGAGCCGCCTTTCCCATCAGTGCCGGAGTACTCAACGGTGTGAGATGTTGTCAGCGCCTGCCGTAAGGGCTTGGTTAGGGTGATAATGCCGGTTGTACCGGTTGATACAGCATAGGAGCTAACCCGATAGACTTTGCTTTTGTTTGAGAATCGAATGTATTGCCCAGGTTTGGGAACATTGCCAGAAACGGCCATAGAAATACTAACCGTCAAGCCGCCAACAGCCGCCGCACCAGCAACAGAAACAACGCCTGTCAGCTCGGTAGGCATAAGGTTCTGCATTGGCATATCAAAGGTAGGATTAGTCGCTAGGAATACATCGAGGGAGGCAAATTCATCGCCGTTTGAAATAATATTAAGAGGCCAGATTGAGAACCCAAAAGACCATCGAGAACCGCCCCGGCGCACAATGGCGTTCGTGTGGTTCGCGGTATCCAGATAATCGGTGACCTCATCTTCATTGAGTGCATAGGGCGTCATGATCTGGGATATGAATATTGGAAGGGTGGCCATGTTTCTCCTTAAAGACCCCAGCAACTGACGCTTTTAGCGACAACATTTGGGCAGTAGTCGAAGCTATAAAGCTGGATGTTGGTATTAATATATTTTTGGGCGCGCTCTGAATCGAACGCAATCCCTAAGTATTTGTGTATTTCTTCTAGCCGGTGATCGATCTCATCAAAGCCAACCCTCAAGCCTTGTAGTTTGTTCAGTGCTGACGCGCATCTAGCCAGCCCGCCAGCGGGAATATTCTGTTTCTTGAGGCTCTGCACCACATCTTTAATGGGTCTCTCTATGATCAATACAGGAGCTTCTGGGTATCGCTCTGTAAAGCGCGTTATGTAAAGCGCGCAGTCGCTATTGCCGATGGCGCTGTACTCGCCTCGCTCCATCCGGTCGTAGAAGTCTTTCGGGGTTACGCATCCATACATAGCTTCGTGCCAACAATGTACGCTTTTATGCGTCAGGTATTCGGAGAACCACAATGTCCGGCTACGGGGTAACCCAGTAATAAAGAATTGCTCCAATTACGCCGCTTTAAATACTGGCTGACCGCCGTTCTGGATGTTGGAACCGTTGAGCGTGTTCTGTAGCATGCCCGTTTGTATCATCTTGCGAATTGACCGCTGTGAGCGCTCGTCAAATCCACCCTCTAGGGCAAATGTTACGTTCCCGCCACCTCCGCCCATCAGTGCATCGCGATCCTTGGAGCGGTTTGGAATAATGATCTCTCCAGGCTCAAGTAGTGCGCGGATTTTGTCGCCTGTTCCTGTACCTGGGACAACAATACCGCCAGCCTTCGCTTTGTGGAGAACGGGGCCGCTACCACCTCCCGTGCCACCTCCCGCTCCACCTCCCGCACCACCTACCGCGCCACCAGCCGCAGCACCAAACAGGCCCGCTATCATCGCGCCGAACCCGCCACCGCCATCGCCGGAATTCATGCTGGAAAGTATTTTCCCAAACTCAACAACCAGAGAATTCACAGCCTTGAATGTGTTGATAAAGGCGTCCAGTGCTGCCAGTGCACTATTCCCCGTGATACTGGCAAGCTGCCCTATAGCTGAAGCTGCACTGTTACCGGCTGCGCTTAGATCAATGTTGGATTGAGTCACCTTCTCGTTGGCCTTTCCTGCGCCCTCTTCGAGGCTGTCAGCAACAATCCTGAACTTTTGAGCCGATGCCGTTATTTCCGCGAAGAAATCAGCAATTGCGTTCCCACTTCCCGACTCACCAGCATCTCCGCCGACACCAGTAAACACATCGCCTTTGCCCTTGAATTTACCTTCTAGGTTTGATTTTGGTAGCTCAATGGGCTTTTCTGGAAGCGCTGGAACACGAGTGGAAAAGTATCTGAGCTTGTCGAGTAATGCGTTAACAGCCCCTATTACTTTGTTCATAATGAAGGCGAAATTAGTGCCCATAATTTCCAGAAGTCCGGCCAGAGAATTGATTATTGTATCGGCGAAACGCAAACCGAATCTTGTAAAGTCAATCCCGTCTAATGCGCCCTTTACATTATTAAATATGGTTACTCCGAAGCCTATGGCTGCATCACGAAGGGAAGCAACCAACCCTGATAAATCACCTACCTTGATATTCGCGAAGAACCCGATAAACCCACGCAGGACTGTACCGATAGCGGTTCCAAGGTTTTTAGCTAAACCGCCGAAGTCGATAGAAGAAAAGAAGCCGATAGCCGCAGCTATACCACTTTTCGCGCCTTTGATAATTCCGTCAGCCAAGGCGAGTCCGACACTGCCGCCGCCCTTCAGGGTTTTAGTAAACGTATCTAGCCCTGCTTTGGCCTTATTGATACCGCCTCGAATCCCGCCAAGCGCACCTGTTGTCTTGTCTATCTGCGCGGAAGCCAGAGCAAAGGAGATGCCGAAGCCCGCCCTAATCTCTCCCAGCGTTGGCGCTATACGAGAGCTTTCCTCCCTCAGTATTTCTAACTGGCTGTTCAGTGCTGGGATAACAACAGAGGATATTAATTGCCCACTGTTGGCCATCTTGCGGAGTTCGCCGGTGGTTACTCCAAGCCCTTTAGCAAGAGCAATGGCTACCCGTGGGGTTTGCTCCATGACTGATCTAAATTCTTCGCCGCGCAACTCGCCAGAGGCCAGTGCCTGGGAAAGCTGTATAGCTGCTGCGGAGGCCTCAGTGGTAGACGCCGATGTAATACGCGCACCGGCGGCAAACGCCTCCACAAAGTTAGCAAGGTCTTTCTGGCTAGTACCTAAGTCCTTGGTGGATATTTGCAGGCGTGAATAGAGCTTGCCGAGTGCATCAAGGGACTGGAATTGGTCTTTGGAAACGCGCACAACATCGCGCATTCGGCTTGCTGCCTCGGTGGAGTTGTCAGAGAAAGCAGATATTCGGTTGCTTAAAGCTGTGACATTATCAGCCGCCGCTATACCTTTGCTTGCGCTTACGATACTACCGATAGCCACCGCAGCCAGTCCCGCCGCTTTTGCAATACCTCGATAGGCTGTGTTCGATACTCTGCCAGCCCTCTGGCTTGACGTACCCGTGCCACTGATATTCCGGTTAAGTTGCTTAATCTTCCGGTTAGCGTTGCGGGTATTCGCCTGAAATGGAACCTTAATAGTCATTTATTCACCCTCAAAAGTTCCTTTTAGTCCTAGCCGATTAAGCGTTGGCCTCACAACACCTTGAGGAGCCTGCCTGCTACTGCCTTTTTCCAAATCACTAGCATATGGGACGTTGTTATTCAGCCAAACTTTCCCACTAAATCCAGAATCAGAAAGGCTGGGGGTCTCAGGGCTGGCTGGGAAAGGCTCGACAGGAAAAGGCTCGCGGTTTGTGTTGTCATAATCTACAACCCAGTTCGCCCTGTAGCGACCTGTTCGCACCGGGGCAACCGAAGTCACACCGTTAAGTACCTCAATCACTGCCTTGCTCACACCCAAACGTTCCCGCTCCAGCATCTCCTGCGCTATCCGCTTCTGTGTCGCCCGTATCCCCGTCACTCTCAGCATTAGTATTTAGCCAGTTAATCAAGCGTTGTTGGTTGGTCTTGTCTGTTGATTCCTTTGACAGACGCGCATAGACGCTGCTGAACTCTGCCATTTTGAAGGGGCTAGATTTCTTTTTAGCATCACGATTAGCGTTTGCAAGAATCGTAGTATTTGCGGCCACAGCAACTTCTGTGCGCCAGCCTGGGGGAAACTTGGAGGCATACTCCACAAGAATCTGAAGCTCTATTAATGGGAGAGCAAGCATCTCTGTCGGTGTTCTGCCCCCAAAGATTTCACCGGCTGTGCACAGTAGCTCGATCTCCGGTGTTAGTTTCCCTCTGGGGCTTCCTCACCTTCAGGGGCTGCGAGGTTGTTGTATTCGAGAACCTTGTTACTAAGCTCTGTCATATGCTGGATGGGAAGCGCCAAGATTTCCTCATCTTTGATATCTTCCTCCAGCACAACGCCCGCACGAATAGCCGCGACCATTTGGTCGCTAGCATCCTCGATACCATCCATCGCCAACCCCTCAGAGGCCTTGATCTTTTTGAGCGAGAATTTCTCCCCGCCGATCTCAACCTCTTTGAAGTCTTCCGATAACGCTTTTAATGAGTCTCTAAAACCCATTAGGAGAACCCAACAGCAGATGGAGTATCAAATACAATTGCCGTTCCAAGGGGGCCGTTTGGCAATGCTTCAGGCGCGAAAACCACTGTTGCTATAGTCTGGTCATCAACAGAAAAACCAAACTTAAAGGACGCTACTTTTGCGGTGAATGTATAGGCGGATACATTAGCGGCACCCGGAGATTGCTTACCCTCTAATACCACTTGAATAACCTGCCCTGGAGTAAAAATCTGCGTACTAGTCGCGTTGCTTTCAGTGACCGTGCATGTAGTTTGCCCGTCCGTCTGAAGCATTCCATTTAGGTGTGAAAGGGTCTGAGCCATAACATCTCCAGGCTTGAGATTAATTTCAAACTCAAAATCTACTAGTTCGCCCTGCCCTACCCCTGAGCCTGCTGTTGCTTTATTAAAGCCGGGAATGCTAAATCGGGCTGCCTCATTGCCAATTTCAGGGGTTCCGCGAAGCCCTGGAACATCCAAGTAAATAGGTGTGCCTACACCCGCTGTGCCTTTGATGCCAAGCTGGGTATAAATCGCAGCACCATATTCATTTAATAACGCCATTTCGACATCCTCACTAGTTGATTAAATAGCCCACTGTGTAGACAGACTGTATATATTGGCTTTCCGTTTCGGGAGCACTGCCCCCGCGAATCGGTTCGCCAAACTGGTACGACTGAATGCCCAACTCGATAAGAGTATCCAAGGCATCGCAGTACGAATTCACTAATTTTGCGCCTGTACCTTTTGCGGTATAGACCTGTACAAATATGGTTCCTGAATGCTCGAATTGAGTACCGAACCCCAGTCGCTCTTTTGTTAACCCGCGCAGGCTAACCCTGATAAAAGGCTGGTGTGTGGCCTTCTGACCATCACTCAACACTGGCACGTTATCGAACCCCATAGGGCTTGCTGTGTAGTTGGCCAGAAAGTGAGCCTCTACAGTCTCCATCTGTTGCTGGTAGTCGGAAACGGCCACTATTTATCAGACTTCTTTTTTGCTATTTGGTGGGTAACACCATCAAAGGTGAACTGGGTTTTCCCCTGAGCTTTGTACATCGCTCGGTGATACTCCAACCATTCCGCTTTCGTTTCGGGCTTCTTGTCAGTCATGTTTTCTCCGGGCATAAAAAAACCCGCACTTGGCGGGCTTATAAACAATGTTTAATTTCGTTATAACCAGTAATCAGGGTCGAACTCTGGCGGTAATTTCAAGAACGCGGCGCTGTCTTCGCTATCCTTGCAAACCTTTTCCCTGTCTTGGGCATCTAAGGACAATAAATCAGCTAAATCTTGCCTCTGTACTGTCGCCAAAAACGGCCCCAGAGAGATAATTACTGCCGGCGTGTCGTCGCCTATCTCTGGAACGTGGATCATAAACTTAGCATCATCTAACAGCGCTTGAAATGCAGTGGCTGCGCCCTCCGCTAGCAGCTCATTTAATGCTGGGCCTATTCTGTCTGAGTGCGCAAAGTTCCAACCCTGCTCGAAGTATTTTGAGAGTTTTTCTATTCCTTCTGGATTTAGAGCCATAACTATCACCTTATATTAGCTAAACCAGATTCATAGTTCTCTACAGCCGCTAAAGACCATCTTACGGTGTTATCTCCAAGCCTAACCGGTCTAGGTATTCTTCCCGCTCGTTTCCACCTGTGAATAGAGTCACGACAGACACCATAGCGATCAGCTAAATCCAAATCCGTAAGAAATAGTTTTTGTTTTTCATTTTCCATAACTACCACCATATAGTTGTACCGATTTAAAATAAGTGTGCGGAGGCTGGTCGGTTTCCAGTTTTCGGGGGCTACCCTATCCGCACTATTTAATTATAGCTGATTATCTCCTAACCTGTATTTCATATAAAGCGACCTCATCACCGGCATAGACCGGCCCTGGCTCGACAACCTTCCAAGTCTGAGCGCCGAACGCGATCAAACCATCGGCTACAGGGGTAAACTTCAATCCCTCACCCTCTACAGCGATCATTCTGTCGCCCGTTTGGATTAATCCGCCTCTCTGGTGATCTTTGTAGTCAGTAATCACGCCTTTAAAGGGGTGGGCCAACGTTGTATCGGTCACTGTGCTGTTTGCGTAGGTTGATGTAACCTTTGTGTAGGTCATGCTGACAACGGCGTCACCGAGCTTAAGGAAGGCTTTGCGGACGTGCTTTTGAATGGAGCCTTTAACGCTCATCCTCGAACCAGCACCGCGCCTGAGATGGGCTGATAGAACTGCACCATCCGCAGCACTTGCTCGGGAATTGGGCCGTCATTAACGCCCGCTGATTCCATCTCCATTTTTAACGAGCCAATGTCGATCTTCCTAAACTCAGTATCGGTGTCGGTCGTGTCCGTGTTAGCCAGTGCATAAACAAACTCACTAGTGGCCCGCTGCAAAAACAAAGGGATTGTGGCGCTATCCAAAAGGTTCGCGTCTTTGTCATAAACATACTGGCGCGGCCATCGCAGGGAGTTGGTTGCCTCTACTTTGGCACCGTTCCAGTTCAACCCATCCAGAAGCTCTGATGCGCGCTTGGCGTGGTTCTCGACTGCATCGGTTTTGAGGCCCTGTACAAGCCCGTCAGGGTCTCTTGTGTCGAGGTAGGCGAGGATAAACTCTACAGTCGCAAAGCTATCCGCCGTGGTTCCTGGTGTGACTACAAGGGCCATTCTTAGCTCTCGGCCTTCTTGGTTGTCATCTTCTCGAATCGGCCAGTATCAACTAGCTCTTTCGCTTCTTCTTTGTCGCCGATTTCGACCACATAAATAAATTCTGGTGAATCTTCTGAGCCTACATCCTCAATGGTGCAGATATTGCCCCATAAGGCTTGCTTTGAACCCGCTTCAAGATCGCCTAGTGGTGTGTAATTCGCACGTAATTTCATAATTAGACCCTAATTGGTTGGGAAAAGGGGCGACTAGCGCCCCACATATTTTAGTTATTGATTGAAGGCAATCGAGCCAAGCCGCGACGGTTAAAGCTCGCAAAGTTGGCGTATTGCTTCACACGCCAGATACTTGAGTCTTTCGCTTCTTGGGCACCAACAGCCTCGACCTGGATACCACCAGGAACAGACTCAGGGTGGATGCCAGCAACACCGACTTTCTGACTACCATCGTCAAATACACCAGCGTAAACCGAAGTCAGCGCACCACCGGTAAGAGCGGCACCGTTAGCAGTCTCAACCACCGACAGAAACTCATTCTTGAAGATGGGTACACCTTCATACCCGATAGTGGTACGGCCACTAGGAAGGGTTACAACCCAGTCGGCAGGCGTTCCACCTAATGCACGTAACAGCACTTTGTAAGCGCGGATAGTACGAGCAGGCATCATGAGCCAATCAACCATCCCGTCCTTGGCCTTAACCAAGTCCATAAGC